TACATCCCTGTCAGCAGGTAAATATTACCGTTGCTGGAATTGCGGTTTCATTTGCGATGCTGACAGGGATGTAACAGGTGATGGAGACGGCAGGGCTTATACGGATTTTACCGTCACATCACAAGGATCAGCAGATATGTCAGACCCTGTAAACGGCTTTGTAGTCTTAGATGGCATAAACGAAGGACACGTTGCATTAAAAGAAATGGCAGATGGGACAACTGAAGTTATTACCCATAACTTCAAGGTTCAGGGTAATGGGTGCCCCAATTGCCATTCGCAAAATTATAAATGATGGAGGTGATATAAAATGGGATTTAAGATAATTCACGGAAGTCAGCAGAAACTATGGGTTCCTGTACTATATCTGGATACTCTTTATGTTGGTCAGATTGTACAGTGTCAAGGCAATGAAGGCGCAACTCCATTCGGTGCTGCATCAGGTGCAGTAGATACTACAGGTAAAAGTATGCCATTTGGCGTAGTAGTCGGTACAAATAACAAAAATCCGTTATTTAATGCTACATACAATACTCAGTACATTACCGATGCCACTCCACTTGCCGCAACTACGGAGTTCACGGGCGTAGAAGGGCCGTGGAGTAAGGGCGAGCAAAGGGCAATGGTTGAAGTAGAGCTTATTACTCCTGAGACAATACTTAGGGGACAGATATTCAACAGTACCTTTGGTACGGCTATGACAGTTGGTACGGTAACTACTGGTGATACTAATGGCGTATCTTGTACAACCGGGACATTGGTTGCAAGCACTGCAAATCAGGCGACATTAAGTTTCAGGTCAGGTGCAAACAAGGGTGCATACAGAATACTCGATAACACATCAGCTACTGCTCAAACATGGGATACCCCTACATACGCAGCAGTAGCAGTAGGTGACACCTGTGTCAAAGCTCCACTCAGATGTATTGGGCCGTCTTATGCAGATTTCGATTCAGAATCCATGTTTATAGATGCCGCAGCTACCTATGGCACAAATTACCTGGTACTTGATGTAATCAGGCTTGATTTAAGCGTAGCCGGACAGGAGTATGTAGATTTCAAATTTAACATAGACCACTTTGCTCAGGCGAGAGCGTAAAGGGAGGTGATATAAAATGGCGGACGTAACTACATCGTCTCAATTACAGAGACTACTCGATAAACGACTTCGTGAAGTCGCCGATTTCGATAAGTTGTATAAAGATTTAAACCCGATGATACCGACACTATTCAGGATGCTGGATTCAGATGCGGCATTTGAGGAGTTCTATTCAGTCGGGTCCTTACCAGACCATCAGAGGTTCACTGGCAAGATTCCGTTTGTTAACAGGAATCCAGGGTATCACATCAAAATTGAGCCTTACGAATATGCTCTCGGTCGTCAGTTGGAGCGAAAGTTCCTCGATGACAAGAAATATGGCGTATTCGATGATGAGGCCGTATCTCTGATAAACTCTGCCGGTCGAACAATGGAGAAAGAAGCTGCAGGAGTATTTACCGGAGCGTTTTCTACAGCGTTTCAGTATCAGAATAATGAGGAAGGTATTGCACTTTGCGGGTCTCATAAAACAAAGTCAGGGACTTCTACAGCGTCAGGGTTCTCAAACTCTGGCACATCGGCAATGAATAAAACATCAGTGGCGGCAACGAGGATACTGATGAGGCAGTTTAGGAACGATGTCTCGGAACGTATTGAGATGTCTGATAACTTTGCACTGATCCCCCCTGATGCACTTGCGGATGCAGCCTATGAGCTTGTCAATACCCCTAAAGGTATGGACTCCGCTGAAGGTAATGTCAATCCACAGTATAAGAGATACAAGGTTATCCCTTATGCAAGACTGGATGATTCAGATACAAATAACTGGTTTATGGTTAACATGGATTTAATGAAAAAGGCACTGGTCTTTATCAGCAGGATTAAACCTGAGACAAGGACACAGATAGATTTTCATACCCTTGTCACCATGATTTCCAGTTACATGCGGTTTGCTGTAGGAACTACGGAGTGGCGTTGGATTTATGGACACAACGTAACTTAATTTAACCCTCCTGCCGGCGGGGTAGAAATATCCCGCTGGCAGGTAACTATTTACTGGTTGGAGGTAAATAAATGTCTAATTTTAATCATGGAGTAAAATCGTTTGGTGTGCCTGTACTCCCAGGCATAGGAGGCAATGTATACACTGGCAATGTATATTTTGTCAGCAGCACAAGCACTACACGGTCAGATAGTCCATCGGCTGGCACAAAGGATGCGCCATTTGCATCAATTGATTATGCAGTAGGCAGGTGTACCGCAAGTAATGGCGATGTCATTATTGCTATGCCTGGACACATAGAGACTGTGGCTGTTAATGATGGTTTGGCGATAGATGTTGCAGGGATTACCTTTATCGGCGTTGGCAACGGGTCACTCAGGCCGACCATAAACGTTACTGTGACTACGGCAGACGTAGAAATATCCGCGGCCAATACGACCATGTGTAATTTCCTTATTACGGGTGGTGTTGACGTCATTACCGGAGTTATCAATATAGCTGCCGCAGACTGCACATTACTTAACATTGAGACACGGGATGTTACCGGTCAGGCTACAGACTTTATCGTAACCACCGCTGCTGCAGATAGGCTCAAGATAAGCGGCTGGATACATAACGGTGCTACCGCTGCCGGAGCGGATACCGCTCTTTCCATTGTCGGCGGAGATGGTATTGTCGTTGAGGACTTCTCTATTTTCGGTAATTTTGCAGTAGCGGCGATAGAGAATGTGACCACCGCAATGACCAATGCAACCATAGGCGGCGGGCCGGGTATTAACTATATTCAGAATGGTTTGGATTCCACTACACCTGTAGCCATTACTTTAGTAGCAACGTCTACCGGTCATGTCGGGCCGAATATCAATATCCGTATCGGACTGGATTCTACATCCAATACCATAAACATTACAGAGGCAGTTGTAGGTGCAGCTATGCAGATGTTCCTACCTATCAATATTTGTAACTTGGGTGGAGAAGTTGCTATGGCCACGAACATCGTTGCCAGCACGGATGCTTAGTAGTATGTAATTTATGTCAGGGGGTCTGTCTATGGCAGGCCCCTATATTAAACAGGAGGTTTTTTATGGCAACAGACAGTTTGGAGTTCTTCGGTAAGGTTGACAAAGACAAAGATGGCAATGTAGGCTCCCCATTTCCTGCATGGTATTTTGAGAGCAAGATAGATACCATGAAAGAGACTATACAGCAAAGGGAACGAGCATTGGAACGTGGAGATATACCGCCGGATTATATCTACCAGACAAGGGAAGATTTAAAACGTGACAGGGAGCGGTTGGACAGTATTGAATCATCTAAACCAAAGTTAAATGATTCTCAGTCTGATTCACTTGGTAAGGCATACAAGAACCTGTCAGAAGGTATCAGCGAATCCATGTTTACCCGTGACGATATGCAAAGAGGTTTTGCCGATGCGCATGAGGAAGCACGCAGGATGGTAAAGCCTTGCATTAAGGTTGACCCTGAACTTGCAAGGAAATGCGGGATAGATACAAAGGATGGCATGGTTAGCCGTAACGATGCGTCAGTTATCTTAAAGATTGTCGGTAAGTCGTTAGGTGAGGAAACCAATGTAGAACGACTCAGGAGAATTAAGTAATTGGATGGGTACACCTTACTTAGAGAGCTTAGAGTCTTATTGGGTGAGCCGTCAAACGGGTCATTCTTGGATGACAGGACTTCATATGATTGTCTGTATGAGGCGGCAAGAGAGTTATGTCAGAGAACAAGAGCGCTAACTGCAACTCAAACGATAACCACAGTTGCCGAGCAGACGACTTACAATCTCAATCCTGATTTCCTGTCGTTATATCTTACTGATGATGAGAATGATTATATCATAAAATATAATGACGGCTCATCCAATACATTTCTAAGGCATAGGGCTTATGACGCTATAATACTTGGCGATAATACTACATCTCAATCCGTCCCTGATCAGTTTACACTTGTAGACGCATCCGGCATATCTCAATTAACAGGCACAGCAACATCTACGGCAGCGGCATCTAATGGCGAGGCGACATTAACCGATACGGCAGCATCGTTCACCAATGTAGCCGCCGGTGATTATGTCCATAACTTAACTGATGGCAGTCATGGCGTAGTGGTATCAAAGACCTCTTCAACAGTCCTTGTGTGTGCATTATTCGATGGTACAAACAACGATTGGACATCGGCGGATTCGTATATCATCACATTTAATGGCAGGTTTGCTTTACTCCTTGACCCTCCTCCATCTACTGCAAGCCATACGATTACGGTACAATATATTCAAATGCCGACACCTGTATATTCACCTTACAAGGCGTACAGGTTCGCTCCTGATTACAAGGAAGCACTTGTCTACTATGCGGCATTTAAGTATAAGTACCGTGATCGTGAGCCTGATTTCGGCGATAGGTTATGGAAACATTTTGATGCAAGAGTTCGAGGTATTACCAGAGATACCAGACAGGCAAAAGTTCAAGGTGGATACAGGGTAAACTTTATTAAGCCTGCAAACCGTTCAGGAACGAGGAGATAATGTTGTGGCAGATAAAGAACGTAATCCCGTTCCCATACCATTAACCGGCAGATGGCGGACGAGTGTAGACGGCACGCAGCTATCTGAAGGCGATTTTCAGGTACTCACCAATATGCGTTATACCAATGCAGGCATAAGGTCTGTATCCGGTATGACGAAGATCAATACCACAGTTACTGCACTTAACTCATACCTATTATTCCGTGCAGGTCATCATTTCACAAAAGATGAGCCTACTGAATCCCATGTACTGATTCAGGCATGGGATAGCGGGGAGACGGCATCTAAAATATACCGTAACGATACAGCTATTCCATCTCAGGGCAACTTCAATTCTACGGCATTATATACAGAAAGCACAGGCGCAGGTATAGGTACATTTTCCAATGCTCCCGATGGATGCGTAGCCTATTGTAACGGCAAGGAGTCTTTAATCTGGGGTGGCGATGAATACCGTTGCGGGGCGTTCTTTAACTTTAATCCCGATAACTCGTTTGTATATAATTATTCCGAGGCGGTAAGTAATACGCTGCAATCTACAGGTAATACGGCATTACTTAAAAGAGTGTCGGCGACACTTGATAGCAATACCATGCTGCTGCTTCATTTCGATGGCAATTTCACGGATTCATCTCCCACTACTCCACATACGATAACCGGTAATGGCAGTATTGCCACAGATACAGGAACTAAGAAGTTTGGGACAGCTTCATGTAAATTCGCAACCGGGGGAGGACAATATTTAACTATACCAGATGATGTAGACTTTGTTTTGTCCGATGGTACATGGGCAATAGATATGTGGGTTTATTTTAGTGATGTTGGTACAACGCAAACCTTGTATTATCAACAAACAGACATCAATAATTGTATGGCCGTATACCTTACAGGAGGGGCTTTAGGTAATATAAGAATGGAGATAGTGGCCGCCACTGTTGTCGTTGTTGAGGTATATACGGCATATGAAATAACAATAAATCAATGGTATCATATTGAAGTTGTAGAAAATGGCGATAATTTTTATATATTTATAGATGGAATTCAGAGAGCATATACAAGTGATACAAGTAGAGCGGTTGATTATACCGGCTTAATCTATATAGGCAGAAACCCTAATCAGACAATTTATGACTTAGGTGTCACATCTAATGCCTGGCTTGATGAATTCCGTGTATCCAACAACGCACGACACACGGCAAACTTTCTGCCTCCACAGGGTGCATATGGTAATAATACCATTACGTATGTCTATATCGGCTCTACGAGGCCATTAGCAGGCATAAAGTTCTATATTAAAACCGCCAATGCCACAGCATCACCAGACGCCACAGTATCTTACTGGGATGGCACATCATGGACTACGGCAGGTAGTATTACAGATGGTACGGTATCATCTGGTAAGGCACTTGCAGTAACAGGTAGTCTGGCATTTACTTCAACGGTATCCACCGCAAAGCCTAAAATACTTTATAATATCGCCGCCTACTGGTATCTCGTAGCATGGACAAGTATAGACCAGAATGCGGAGATTTATTATACTACCCTTGACACCCCCATGCAGCCGATTGTAGATATATGGGATGGAATAAAAAGGCAGGCTTACGCCTTCTTTAAATATGTCGGTACTACTTATACAGACCATATCTTTAACATTATCGGGGATACATATATTGATGCTGATACGACTACGTATGTCGAGTTAGACTCTCTTGCGACATCGAGTTATGTATTAGCAGGATTCGCAGAGCCGATGATGGGGGTTCAATTACATCTTGTCCCTGGTCATGTGAACACTACCGCTAATACACTTGTTACGGTTTCGTATTGGAGCGGTTCGGCATGGGTATCAGTCGGCACAGTGGATGATGGCACAAAAGGTACATCTCAGAGCTTAAACAAAAGTGGCAATATTACATGGCAGGCTATTGCGAAGGGTACAGAGCAGACTACGACTATATCCACAAACGATACACCGCTGTACTACTATAAATTAGCTTTTAGTCAGGCATTATCGGCAGATGTGCAACTTTATTATGTCGGCGGCATACCGGCACAAAAACAAATATCTAATTATAAATTCCCGGTATCGTTTCACAACAGACTTTGGCTTTGTTCAGACCAGTCAGGGCAGAGAAATAAAATTACTCCATCAGGAACAAGTACCGTCAGTGTATTTAACGGTTCGGATACAGCAGATTTTTTCTTGGGTGACAACACGGATATTATTGCCGGTGGATCGCTTTATACAAGGTTCGGTTCATCGTTATACGAAAACCTGATATTGTGTAAGGAACAGGAAACATGGCTAATTGACGGCACATCCTTAAACACTTATGCACTGTATAAGATTTCAGACCAGTACGGTTGCGTGGCAAAGGATACGTTTAAGATCTGCAACATTGGCTTTGAGATTGCTCAGGGGATAAACAAACACGTGGCTATCTGGCAGGCCGCAGGAGCTATTGTTATATTCGATGGTTCAAGTGTTATGCCGATACATGTCGATATTGAAAACGTATTTGACCCTACGAGTTCAACCACAATAAACACGGCAAAGATACATAAATCAACAGCTTTCTATGATGAGGCAAAACGTGAGTATCATTGGTTATGGGCAAGTGGCAGCAATACAACGCTTAATAAGGAATATGTCTTTGACCTTATGCGTCGTAAATGGTTCGAGATTGACAGAAGTACGGGTGAATATCTTCAATTAGGTATCCCTGTCACAGATAGTAACGGTTACAAATACGTGTACGGCGCAATAGATACCGGATACTTGGAACGCTTAGAATATGGCACTACATTTGACGGCAATAATATCGTGTCGCAATTCCAGACACCTGACATACCTTTAGGCGGATGGAATAATGAGACCATGCTAAGAATTGTACGAATGATTGCTAAATCTAAGGCTACGACTGTAAATAGTATAGCAATGACACATTACGGCGATATGGCAAACACAGGTACGTCCATTGGGAGCTTTTCCGTTACTGATACAACTCATCGGGTGGTAAACAATATGAAGTCTATCAATACCGGCCCGCATACGTTCCATAGCTTCGCTTGCAGTATGACGACAAGTAATGAGAATGTAGGGTTTGAACCTATTGGGTTAGAGGTGTTTTGGAAACACGTCAGAGAGAAGATATTATAAGGAGGCATTATGGCAAACATAGCTGTGGATCCCTATTACTATTCAAGCAGAATGAGGGAATTGTCAGGTCAGAAGGAGCTTACTACAGGTAGAGGGTTAACTCAGCCTGAACTGGAAGCGATACTCAATGCTGAACTATCTGCAAGGTATACGGCAGAGCAGGGCAGGCGGCAGCAGAAGATGCAGGAGCGAGCATTAGACATACAGGAGCAGTCTGCTGAGGATCAGGCGGAAGCGGCTAAATTAAGCGGATATGCGCAGTTGGGCGTAGCAGGTGCATATGTGGGAAGTAAGGTTCCAGCGATAGCTGACTATGGCAAGAAAGCAGTTAATTGGGTAACGGGTGCAACACCGGCAGTTACCGCAACGGAAATGGCGGCAACTAAGGGAGCATTGGCAAGCACGGCGGCAATAGACCCTGCTACAGGTCTTATGACCACTGGTTATGGCGGCATGACTGGCCCCGCCCCAATTACGGCAGGTGGAGTTGCGTTAACGGGAGCTGCTGGTTATGCAGGCGGCAAAGCCGGAGAATATATCGTTAAGCAGACCCCGATAGAAGAAATAACCCCGTGGGGAGGCAAGAAGACTGAAAGCGTTATGGGAGGCATAGGCGGCGGAGCGGCGGCAGGAGCGGTGGCAGGTTCAATAATTCCAGGAGTTGGTAACGTTGTTGGAGCAGTTATTGGTGGCATTGTCGGTGGATTAAGTTCTCTATTTGGATGGTAGTAAGGAGGAATAATTATGGGAAACTTTGTTGAGGCATTGGGGCGGAGTCAGGCAATAACACAGGCCATTACAGGTATACAAGGGATACAGCAAAATGAGCTTGCTATACAAAATAGTAAAATGCAGCAGGCTATTAACGAACATACATACAAAAAGGCAATGGAAGCAGAAACAGAGGCCAACAGACTTGTTCCTATGGATCAGATATTAAATCAGTTAGAGCCAGAAGTTAAAGATTTCTGGATAAAATCATTACAACCGTATCTTAAAAATGGTGAAAGTGGTGGTCTTTACATACCGATGAAACACAGTGATCAGGTTAAAAATATCGTGCATGATGAAAATTTTAACATGCAAACTGATAAAATAACATTAGATGCTTTAATTAAAAAAGAAAAACTATTGCAGACTCAAAAAGCACAAATGTTACAACCAGATACAGAAGGAAAAGCACAAAAACAAGACAAGGATGCTATGGTAGCAATAGAGCAACAAATAACTGACATTCAGAAACGAAAGACAGAACTTGACCAGGCATTAGATGTATTCGGACGCAGGAAAAAGGAACGTGAAGACTTTACCTTGCAACAGGGAGAAAAAAGGTTCTCCGGTACAGGTACTGAAATTGCTACTGGAGGAGTGAAGCCAACAGAATTGCCATATAAAATAGGCGGGCGACATACATTCACAGGTAAGGATGGTAAATCCTACGAGGGAACATTCAAGGGGCTTACGAATACCAATGAGCCGATTTTTGAGAATGCAACGGAAATAAAAGGTAAGCCTGTGCAAACAGAACTTAATCCTTATCAGAAATTCTCAGCAGGACATCAATTAAGGAATGAAATAAAAGCCAATCCATATATTAAGGATTATCAGGATGTATCGCAGAAATATACAGTCATGCAGAGAGCATTAAAAGAGTCTCAGACAAGCAAGACACTGGTGGCAGTTGATCAGGCATTAATCACGCTCTTTAATAAAATGACAGACCCGACATCCGTAGTAAGAGAAAGCGAATATGCAAGAACACCTGAAGATATGGCTATATATAACAGGATTCAAGGTAAGATAGATAAATTAAGAACTGGCGGCGCAGGCATGACAGCCGATGAGCGTAATGCACTGGTTAGGATGGCGCAAAACTTCATGGAAGTTTATCAAGGCAATTACGACCAGACAATTACAGATTATGAGGAACTTGCAAATCAGTCAGGACTTGACCCTAAAGTTATTGGAATACCATATGAGAGGAAAAATAAACAAATTCAGGTAAAAGATAAATTGAAACAAAAATATGGGTTGGAATAATTATGGCAGAACAAGATTTTCAAAAATGGTATAAAAATTGGTCATCTAAATTAGGTCTTAATCCAAACCCTGATGATCCTCGACATCAATATGATTATCGTGCAGCTTATAAATCAGGCGCAATTCCTAATGAAAGTAATCATTGGCCATCAGAATTTAAAAAGGAAGGACATCCCAATAGGTTTGTGAATAGAATGGATACAATAACGGGTCAGTCAAGTCCAGATACTGCAAAAATAAAACGTAATATTGCAAAAATGATAGATGCTAATGCACCTGAATCAGATATTGATGCTTATGTGAAATCAGAAGGAATAACACCGCAACAATTACGGGATACAACGCAAGGCACACAAGAAACTAAGCCTGATAGTTTGGGCAAGAAAATATATCAGGGTGTCGTCAGTCCGGTGGTGGAAGCAGGTGGAGCTATAGCGGGTGGGATTGTAGGTTCAGGTGTTACCCCTATTGCTGGAACTGTTATCGGTGCAGGTTTAGGTTATGCAGGAGCAAGGAGACTTACTAAAGGCGGTGGAGTAATGTTGGGCTACGAAGAACCTGAAACGCCAACTGAAGCATTAACAGAATTTGCTAAAGATGTTCCTGTGGGGGCGGCTTATGAAATGGGTGGGCAAGTAATAGGTAAAATAGCTCAACCTATTGGTAAAGGTGCTAAATGGTTGGGCAGAAAAGCTGGTGAAACTGTAGGAATATTGGAAAAACCTGCATCTGTCGCAAAAACCGGAATCATGCCTGAACCCTCTAAAAGATTAGCGGGTAAAGTATACGATCAATTCACAGGAGAATCACGGGGGACGGTATTAACACAACCTCAAATTGAACATAATATTAAGGTAGCTAAAGAATTGCAAGGGCGAATACCAGGGCTTAAATTTACTCAAGGGCAATTAACCAATGATGCCTCGGCTATATCGTTAGAGCGTGCATTGGCTAAACATGGTGGGCAGGATTTAACACAGACACAAAGGGAAGTTGCTAACAAAGTATTGCGGAATTATTATGCTTCTAAAGTATCTGGCGCAGGTCAAGCCGGAGAATTTGCCAAACAGGTGAAGGTGACTCAAACTCATTTGGAAACAGCATCTAAAGAGGCAACGGATGCAGTGCAGTCTGAAGTAAATAGGCTATCTCAACACATGGATGAGCAAGTTATGGGGAAGACCATACACGGTACACTGTCAGCAGGTAAGCAGGCTGGTAGAGCTAAGGCTAAGGCATTGTATGATGCCATACCGGATGTGCAGGTAAAATCTGAAAACCTCGTACAGACCATAGATGATATTTACAAGGATTTTGATCCTATCGTAGAAAAAGGCACAAATATTCCAGGGTCTTTACTTAAAGGTCTTAGGAGTAAATTAGTTGTAAAGGAAACAGGTGGAACGATACTGGATGCTACTGGTAAGCCTATGCAGGGCGCAAGGGAGACAATCAAGCCTATCAGCTTTAGCGAATTACGGAAGCTACGTAGTCAGGTTATGGCAGAAGTAAGAACTGCACAAGGTTCTGCAACACCAAATGACCAATATGTCAGGCGGCTAAAAATGCTTCAGGATGGTATTGAAGATACCATAGATACATTATCTCAAAGAACTGATAAGGCTGGTGAATTATACCGGCAAGCATCATCATTTTATAAGGAATATGCGGGGAAATTCAAGCAGGGGACTGTAGCGGATGTATTGGCTAAGGGCAGGCGTGGAGAAGAAACCCGGATTGCTATGGCGAACATAGCAAGTGAGTTTGATTCACTTGATGGTATAGATGCCTTCAGGCGTGCTGTGGGAAACAATCAGACGGCGGCTACTGCCATGAAAGATTATTACAGTATAGATTTACTGAATAAGTCTAAAGACTCTTTAACGGGTGAAGTATCTGCCAAAAGAGCTATGGGGTGGCTTGCAAGAAATACCGGTAAACTGAAGAAATTAGGTATATATGATGAATTTAGCAATGTGGCTAAGATGAAGATAAAGGCTGATCAGAGTGTTAAATATTTAGATACCTACAATAAATCTGTGGCAGGTAAGATACTTAATGCCGACATTAATAATATGATAACTGAGGCTTTCAGTGGCAGTAAAAACTATGCTCAAAGTGCAGCTAAACTTATGGTATTGGCGAAGGGAAATAAAGCGGCTGAAGCTGGTTTAAAGAAGGCATTTGCGGATAATATTATTAAGCAATCAGAGACTACGGCAACGGACTTTTTCCAAATGGGCGGGGAAACTGTATCGGATATAGAATTCACACGATCACTTGCTAAGCTCACAAACCAGATAAGAAAATATGCACCGGCAATGAAGGTCATATATAGAGATGAACCGGAAAAAATTAAAGCATTAATGGATGTCTGGAAGGCTTACAACACGATAGGCAGGACTGCTAAATCACCTATTGGCGGCGGGTCTGATACGGCTGAATTATCTTTTAAAATAATAGATATTTTGGGAGGGGCTGCCCTACCTGGCAAATGGCAGATATTGCAAAAAGCAAGAAGCATAATAGATAGTCATGGTAAACATGGTGCTGAATTATTTTTACGTAGAGCCATGTTTGATCCTGATTATGCAATAGTGTTACAGAATATTGCTAAGGGTAAACCGTACAGTGTGAGTAATTTTGAAAGGCTCATAACTGGGGCATTGGTCACAATGGGAAATGATAACAAGGAGGCAAAATGAGATTCGCATTTCAATCTGTAGCAAAAGACGGGCGTGAGATATGGGTTTCCTAAAAGGTAATATACCGCACAATAAAGGAATTAAGGGAGTTATGGTTATATGGAATAAGGGAACTAAGGGAATTATGAAACCTAATAAAACTTCTATTAAAAAGGGAACGAGATTATCTCCTGCTACGGAATTCAAACAAAACGATATACCATGGAATAAAGGCATGCCTGTTTCTGCTGAAACAAAAGAAAAATTATCAATAGCGCTTAAAGGAAGATCTTCATGGAATCGTATTAATTTATCTGGGAAAAAAATAGGAAGATTAAACGTTATTGAATGTGTCGGATATCATAAAACAGAGAATAAAAAAGATAAAAGATTACATTATAAATGTATATGTTCTTGTGGTAATGAAATAATAGTATTAGGAACTAACTTAACAAATGGTGGTCAAGTTAGTTGTGGTTGTTTTAGTGCAGAACAAGCAAGAGATAGGTTGATTAAACCTCATGGAGAAGCATCTTTTAATTCACATTATTATAGATATAAAAGATGGGCAAAGAAAAGAAGTATTCAATTTTCCCTATCAATCACTGAATTTAAAGATATTATCATTAAGCCTTGTTATTATTGTGGTGATTTCCCTACAGAAAGAATAAGTAAAAGAAAGCACAATGGTTATTTTATTGGGCATGGCATTGATAGGGTTAATAATGATATTGGTTATACAATAAGTAATAGCGTATCTTGTTGTAAACATTGTAATATAGCAAAATCCACCCTAAGCATAGGTGATTTTCTTACGTTAATAAAAAATATATATAGTAAACATATTTTATCAAAAGGAGGAGAATAATGCGCCATATTTTTCAATCACATTTTAAGGATGGCCAAGGACGTGTAATTTCGGGAGCAACAGTTACTGTTTATCTTACTAATACGACAACGATTGCAACTATTTACAGTTCCTTAACAGGCGGCAGTCCTGTAACGAGTGTTACTACGGCAGCCGATGGATCATTCGCTTTCTACGTCTCGGATTCGGATTTCAGTCTTAATCAAAAGTTTAAGATCACCCTTACAAAGACTGATTTCGCCACGAAGTCTTACGACAATATCACTATCTTTGCACCTGTACCAACGGCCATATATTACGTGGATGCCAATGAAACAGATCAGGGAGCGGTTGGCAACGGCTATTCCCTCAAGGACATCATAGATGCGGCAGGGTCAAACAATGTGACGATAAAGTTCAGGAACAGTTCCGGCTCTGCTACGACATCGTATACATTGACAACATCGGAGACTATACCGGCTACTTGTGCCATAGAGTTAGAGCAGGGAGCTAAGATTGTTCAGGGTGGTACGGCCACACTTACTATCAACGGCCCTGTAGTTGGCAAACCGATGCACCAGTGGCTGAGTGGGTTTGCGGCGGATACAATAGTATTTAATGGAGGAATAATATGTCCTGAGTGGTTTGGAGCTAAAGGTGATGGGGATGGCATTGGAGGAGGAACAAACGACTATATAGCGCTGCAACTCGGATTAAATATAATCAATTTACGAGTAAACGCTACAACATTAAAATTTAATAAAAGAATATATAGATGTGACTCCAAACTCACTATGATTAGTAGTGAAACTGGAGGCAACAGGCACACTAATGTACGTATTATTGAGGGCAATGGGGTAATTATTGATTTTTCTGCGTCTGGGTTGACTGGAACTATTAGCCAGACGTTTAGGAATATTTTATTAAATATAGGAACAGAAGTTAATATATCAGACCCAGCAAGTCCTGAGTGCATTATAGAACAAGGGTTGCTAAAGGTGTCAGATTTGAAGATTATTGGGCCTGAAATACGTAGACCAGATACACCAGACGCAACTATTCCACTAACGGCTACTGTCGGTTTAAGATTACAACTTGCAAGTGATGTACAGCTAAATAATATAATAGTTACAGATTGCACCGCAGGATATGAAACTAAAGATAGCTTCCCAATTAATGCCAATAATGTGATTGCACGTAATTGTTGGATAGGTAGATATATCTTAGGTGGTAGCACTATTGCACAGTGGATTGGTTTTTCCGCCGTGCAGTGCGCATATGCAACTATATTGCAATCATCAACTATCAGTACATCGCCTATATATGGATATGCCGCATCTATATCAGACCAAACTTTTTCCGGTGATAGGGTTGAGGATTGTTGGTATGCTTATGTTATTTATCCCCATGATGCAGCAATAAGAAATATACGTATACTTGACACTTATGGTGAAGGCACTTTATATGATTTTGCCATTAGTGGTTTTGCCTTTAATATTGACTATATTGGAGCACCAGCATCAACACTAACAACCCCTACATCAGTAATAGTAGATAGGTTGTTTATGTTTCCAGGAAAAGCGGCTTTTAATGGTGCCTCTGGGTCATATAAGTTATTACGAGTCCCGTTGAGTCCTGATGCAAACCACGCCCATTGCAAATTAACATTACCTGGGTTAACTTCTGATATTTCAGGAACTTTTTTAAAGTCTATTATTGAATTGATAGGTAATGACACAGGTAATGCAGGGGTAATTAATATTACTGATAATAGTGGCAATAATGTAATGACTATAGACGCCTATAATCAGTATATTAGAACTAATAGGCTATATATAGACTCTGAGGGGAGTGGGATAACAGGAACAATATTATTAACCAATACTACAGAAGATGCGGGTGGTGGGGCCTCTACATTACCTACATCAGATGCAACACATGGGCCTTCTAATGCTGTTGGCGATGGGTGGGTTAAACTATTCGTTGGAACCCAAACTGTTTGGGTTCCATACTGGAATGATTAGTTAACTTAACACCCTTGTCAGCTATGGCGAAACATGATTTAATTTCTTGACAGGATTTCTCAGCAGGTGTAAAGTTACAGCATAACTCAACGGTAGAGGACGCTACCATCAACTTTAAACTTATACATAGCCCCCAAAGACAGCACGATACCCGTTGTGCCATACTGCGTCCTCAGTCGTCTTTTGGGGGCTTTTTATTATTTTAAGGGAGGGACAAATGTCTTTTAAAGCGATTTTAGATTCACCACGTCCGCTAAAGAGCGGGCTGGTAACAGTCACAATGACCTGCAAAAAATCAGATTTGCACAGTATAGTTGACCTTATGGGTTTAACGGTTACAGTTTACGGTGAAAACGAAGCGCAAATCACAGACGACAGGGCGGTATCCCTTGCACGTATCAGGAGCCTTGCCGAGCAGGTGGCGGAGGCTATTGACAAGGAGCTTCAGGCTAATGACGATAGCGAGGCAAAATGGACTACGGGTTTAATGACAGCAATGGAGTTTGAGAAGGAGAGTGGAAAATGATCGAACTATCAGAGCCGGAAACACCGGCATTTCTTAAAATGGGATTTTTCGGCAATACTGCAACAGGCAAGACCTTCACGGCGGCAAAGGTATTGTCACAGTTCATTAGGGATTTCTGTCCTGATAAACAGCTTTGTTTCTATGATACAGAACCTTCGGCGGGCTATATCAAGGACATGGTTTACGAGATTACCGGAAAGAAGCTTCTTGCCATTCACAGCCGGTCATTTTCAGACTTAGTGCAGTTCATGGACTTATGCAGGGACAAGGGACATGTGGCGTTAATTGACTCGATTACCCATCCGTGGCGGTCACTCGTTGAGGATTACCTCTCAGCGAAGCGTAGCAGGGTCGCAGGGGTCGGTGGCAATGCCGCTAATACAAAACTGTCCCTGAAGGACTGGGGGCCGTTAAAAGAGATGTGGGGCGTGTTCTCGTCTAAATTTGCATGGGATCCTATTCATGTCTGCATTGTCGGACGTGAAGGAGACGTATGGGAGTCTGAAGAAGACGAAGAAGGCCACTCAGAAATGAAAAAGACTGGCGTTAAGATGAAGACGGAGACCGAAACAGGATTTGAACCGTCCTTATTAATACAAATGAAATTGATTAATAGTCAACATTTGGCATATGTGGTCAAAGATAGGTTTAATGTACTCACTGGCAAAACTTCAGGCAATAACCCTGATATAGAATTCTTCATGCCTCATATTAAAAGGATCAACCTTGGCGGTCAAGGCTACACCGAAAACAAGCCGGAGCCGGTGTTCAAGAATACTTATGGATTAAGCCTTGAGACAATCAAGGTTCAGAGGGCAGCGATCTTAGAGACCATCAAGGATGATATGATGCTGTTATATCCGGGTATGACGGCAGATGACAAGACTGGCAGGATAAAATTAATGCGAAAGGCTTTCGGGACATCAAGCTGGACATCTTTGGAGGAGGATTACAAACAATTCCCGAAAGAAAAACTTGAGGCAGGGCTGGCAATAATCAAGGCTTTACAACCTAAAGAGGAGGAAACAGTATGTCAAGAAACATAGACGATATAGCAACCGGAGATTTTTCATTTCCCGAAGCTGGAAAGCATGGCTGTCGGTGTATGGGATGGAAAAAGGTGTTGGCAAAGAATTCAGGCAATAGCGGGATTGAACTCAGATGGGCTACCCATGACGGCGAGAGCAGCTTCACAGATACCCTGTGGCTGACCCCTAAAGCGATAGGAAGGCTTGCTTTGGTGGCAAAGAAGCTATGTTCAGGTGCAAGGGAGCTTGAACTGGACGATGACGATTCTAAGGCCATATGGCAGCTTGCAGAACTTATCGAGGAGACCATTGAGGGTGTCAATGCCATTGTGGAAATTGTAGCTTACAAGGAAACCTTTATACATGAGTCAGGTGACAAGATCGGGCAGAAGGAAACCAGGGATAAGAAGCGAGTGGCATTTGCCGGATATGAAAGAGATGAGGCAGAGGATATTTTTTAATGGAAGTTAAGTGCAATAAAACTGGGAAATATACAAATACCTGTAAGGAGTGTAAACATAGCATAGCTCATCAGGCAGATAAATGTACGAAGTGGGATAATTGCGGGATTATAAGTGTCCGGTGCTGTAACGTGAAATTTAACCTGAAATGCTGGGATAAAACTTAATCTAAAGGATGAACTATGAAAACGTATGTAGGCATAGATAACGGTGTTTCTGGAACCATCAGCATTTTGACAGAGCAGAGCGTGTATCATTTCGACACGCCCGTAAAGAAGGAGCAATCTTATACCAAGACAAAGCAGATGATTAGCCGGATAGACTATGTAGGTCTCAGGGATGGCCTTATGGGACGCTTAATGGGCAATTCTGGCGTCTTCTGCCTTCTGGAAAGGCCGATGGTTAACCCTGGACGGTTTAAGGCCACAGCGTCAGCTCTGAGAGCTTTGGAGGCTACTTTGATTGTACTGGAGCGGCTCAATATTCCCTTCCAATACATAGACTCAAAGGAGTGGCAACGGTACTTGTTGCCTAAAGGAATTGAGAAGGATGAGTTGAAGAAGGCTGCCCTTGATGTTGCGAAACGGCTGTTTCCACAGGTGCAGACTAAGGATGCAGATTCATTATTAATCGCTGAGTATGCAAGGAGGATGAGATTATGACTTGTAAATCATGCGGCAAAGAAATTGTATGGCTGAAGACGAAAAATGGTAAAAACATGCCTGTGAACGCTAACACAATACAGGGGAAAGAAACAATCTACGATCACAAGATTGGTCATATTAGCCACTTCAGCGATTGCAAGGATGCTGACAAGTTCAGGAAGTAGGAGGTTATAATTTTATCTTGACAAGATTATGGCTACCTGGTACATTGACGGGGTAATACTGGAAAACGTAAATACAGTATGATAAACCCATTAACCCTATCAAGAAATAGTCCTCGGAAGTCAGGTTGCGTTAACATCCTGAGACCCACAAAATCCCATTTTGTCGGTTTACGTCTTCCGGGGACTGTTTGTTTTTAGGAAGGGTATATCCATTCATGTCTTCACCGTCTCGTAGATGGGTTAAGGTTTGGCACGAAATTTTATCCGATCATAAATTTCAGGATTTATCGTTAGAACAACAAGCAAGATTCTATAATTTATTGGTATATATGTCTGTTCATGGGAATAAGGGAAACTTACAAATCAATCCTCCAGCACGATCTTTAATATCACTATTTCAATGTACTGATTTTGACCATTTATTGGTATGTTTAAAAACATTACCAAATATCAAAATTGAAACGCCATGTGATAACGCTCAACTTGGCGTTACATTTATAAACTGGTCAAAATATCAAATAGATTCAACCAGTTATGATAGGGTTCAAAGATACAGAGAAAAGCATAATGAAACGCTCCATGTAACGCCTATAGATAAGAGTAAGAATAAGAGTAAGAATAAGATAAGAAAAGAGAATACATTATATAGTCCGAACTCTGACGAGTTCCGACTTTCGGCTATTTTATTATCTTATATAAAAAACCGTGATACTACATTCAAGTCACCTGATCTACAGTCATGGTCAAAACATATTGATCTCATGATTCGAGTTGATGGACGATTAGTTGCCGAAATTGAAGACGTTATTAAACTTTGTCAACAGGATAAATTCTGGCAAAACAATATTTTATCAACGGACAAATTACGTAAACATTTCGGTCAATTAAAGCTGAAATTATTAAACAAAACTGCAACAACGGCCAACGATTTAGTAATGCAAGGGAAAATTCTACCATTATGAAAATATACGGTGATTATAAAATAGAACTGCAAGGCAGGACAGGGATTGAAGTAGCAACAACCTGTCCACAGTGTTCAGCAGTAAGAAAAAAGAAAAATAGTCGGTGTTTGTCAGTTAATACCGATAAAGGGGTATGGTATTGTCATCATTGTGGATGGGTTGGATCGTTAAAGTATGGGACGGAAAAACAACCGGAGAAACAACGGTATTATATTAAGCCGCAATATGCTGTCACTGGAAAACCATCGTCAAGCCTTTTTGAATGGTTTGGTAAACGCAAAATATCGAACGAAACAGTGCAAAGATATTCTATTTCTATACAGGAAGCATATATGCCTACTGTTGAAGGCAATATACCTTGCATTGCTTTTCCATATATCAAGGCTGGAGAAGTTGTAAATATTAAATACAGGTCAAAGCAGAAAGACTTTAGACAAATAGCCGGAGCAGAAAAAATACTATTTGGTATTGACGATATTAAAAATGAATCATGGGCAATTATTGTTGAAGGTGAAATTGATAAATTGTCTTTTGCGGAAGCTGGTATTTATAATGCTATATCTGTTCCAGATGGTGCGCCGCCTCCAGGATCAAAAAGCTCTGATATTAAATTTGAGTATCTTGAAAATTGTAAAGATTATCTGGATAAATTGGAGAAGATAATAATAGCAGTTGATAATGATCCTGCAGGGAAAACATTAGAACAGGAATTAATACGGCGATTAGGTATTGAAAGATGTTGGCGGGTTACATGGCCTGAAGAATGTAAAGATGCCAATGATATTTTATTGCATTATGACAAGGATGAGTTGCATAGATTAATTAATGAAGCAAGACCATACCCGCTTGAAGGTGTTATTGAGCCGGATGATGTTATATTTGATGTATTAGCATTGTATCAGCAAGGGGTTAAATTGGGGGTGTCAACAGGATGGATAGGGCTTGATAGACATTATACTGTAAGGCCAGGCGAAATGACTATAATTACGGGAGTGCCGTCTCATGGAAAATCGCAATTTCTTGATGCGATGATGGTTAATATAGCACTCGAAGAAGGATGGCGATTTGCCATTTGTAGTCCTGAGAATTTACCAGTTGAACGGCATATAGCAAAATTGATTGAGCAGTATTCAGGGTTTCCATTTCATGAAGGCTATAACATGAGGTTGCCCGCAGAAGAATTATCCAATTGCATGACATGGCTGAATAAATATTTCAAATTTATCGTACCCGAAGAAACCATGAGTATTGAGAAATTAATAGAAACAGCCAAAAAAGTTGTTAAGCGATATGGAATTACTGGACTTATTATTGACCCTTGGAATGAATTTGATCATACAAGGCCAAATGGAGTATCTGAAACAGAACACGTGTCAATATATCTTGGCAAGTTAAGAAGATTTGCACGAAACAATAAGGTTCATGTTTGGGTAGTAGCACATCCGCAAAAATTATATCGTAATGCTGATGGTTCATATCCAGTGCCTACTCCATACGAGATTAGCGGTTCAGCACATTTTAGAAATAAAGCCGATAACTGTTTAACTGTATGGCGAGATGAACAGGAATATAATCGGGATGTTAAGATTTTTGTACAGAAAATCAGGTTTAAGGAAATAGGTAAAACCGGAGAAGTTACACTGCAATATAATTCAGTGAATGGTAAATATAAAGATACGGGGGTATTAGCATGAAATATGATAGAAAAGCACACCCTTTAATTTATAAAGGGAGATTGTACAGAAGCACGTTAGAGGTTAAGTGGGCAGTGTTTTTTGATTATTTAGGATGGAAATTTGAATATGAACCTATGAGCTTCAATAATTGGATTCCTGATTTTGCATTATATGGGCATAATCAGATAATTTTGATTGAAGTAAAACCTATTTGTGAATTTGATAAAGAAGTTGCAGCAAAAATATTGACTGCATCAGGAGGTAAATATGAAATATTATTGTTGGGATTAAAACCTGATTGGGAAACTAATCGTTTAGGATGGCTTTATGAAAAAGACTGGGGCATGGGTTGGGATGAGGGTTGGATAAATGCAAATAAGAAATATGGTTTTTATCATTGTTCGGGTAGTTATAGAGACCGTATAACTGGTGAATATGATGGAGATAATCATTTGAGGACACCAATGCTGAATGAAATAGAATTATTATGGAATGAAGCATGTAATAAAGTTCAATGGTTAAAATAACGAGGAGGGTATCATGTCTGAGATAACTTTTATCGCAAGTTTACACAAGGTTCAAATTGACAGAGAGGGCGAGTCGAGGATCACGCTAACCATTCCGATGTCAGAACGGGAGGCGGTACTTGCTGTCAGTATGCTCACAGAGACGGCTTTGCGTGTTCTGGTAGCAGTTGACGGGGCTGGGAATACCGGAGGCAGGGCTGAGGGGTAAGACGGGTTAAAACGGCAAATAGGGGGCTTAAAATGGATTATATGGACTGGAAACAGGACAAGTTATACCAGAAATACCTGATATTGGGATATAAGGAATGGGAGTCTAAGGCACAGAAAACACTCAAGGGGACGCCGTATTTTGTGCAGAAAGGATTCATTGAGGGGAATACGATATTGTTTTTCATCACGGTGTATGTATATCTCCATGATGATGGCAAGATAGGGTATAGGCCTGAGATACAGTTTAGAACTAAGGACAAAAAATATATTGAAGTTATGGTCATCGAGGATAATGTCACCCCTACATGGCTGGAGAAATTCTGTATGAGGCTGTACCGGCAGATGGAATGTCTGCCGTATGGGAAAAAAGACTCTTGACAGACATGTAATATTTTGGTATAGTTCACATTGTGAAATCTATGGTAGGAAAATCACACACAATTAAACTACTAACCCATATGGGGGTTTTGGTGTCCGTCAGCAGTAATGCTATCGGGGGCGACTTACCACGCCTTTCACAACACCAAAATCCCCATATTTGTTTGTGGAGGGACAAAGATGCTTCGTGCCCATAAAATCAGACTATACCCTAACAATAAGCAAGAGACCCACTTATTGCAGTCTTGTGGTGTAGCTCGCTTTTCTTATAATTGGGCATTGGGTGAGTGGGGGCGGCAGTATAAAGAAGGCTTAAAACCGTCAGAGATGAGCCTACGGAAACAACTCAATGCCGTGAAAAGAGAGGAGTTCCCCTGGATGATGGATGTTTCCAAATGTGCGCCACAGGAAGCCATCATAAATCTCGGCATAGCCTTCAAAAACTTCTTTGCAGGACGGGCAAAGTATCCAAGATTCAAGAAGAAGGGGCGGAGAGATTCGTTTAAGCTGACCGTTGGACAGTTTGAGGTTAAGAATTTTAAAATCCGGATTCCCAAAATCGGATTGGTTAAGATGCGTGAAGCTCTTAGATTCTCAGGCCGTCCAGTAAGTGTAACAATCTCTCGTATAGCTGATGAGTGGTATGCCTCTATTGCTGTTGAGACCAATGATTTACCTGCCAAGTGCGAAAACCAAGCTGCGGTAGGAGTTGATCTCGGTATCAAGATGCTTGCCACGTTTTCAGATGACAGACAGAGTATAGAGGGTGCAAAAGCATTCAAAGTTTTATTGCCAAGGTTACGCCGCTTGTCTCGTTCTGTCAGTAGAAAAGTAAAAGGTTCGTGCAATAGAAAGAAAGCTGTTCTCAAACTGGCGAAACTCCATGCTCGCATTGCCAATGTTCGCAACGATAGTATCCACAAGCTCACAACCATGCTCACTTCCAGTTATGCGTGGATTGCTATTGAGGACTTGAATGTCAAAGGCATGATGAGTAATGGTAAGCTGGCACGGCATATTGCAGACGGCGCCTTTTCAGAAGTACGCCGCCAGTTGGAATACAAGGCCAAGATGAGAGAAAACCATGTGGCCGTTGTCAGTAGATGGTTTCCTTCATCGAAAACCTGTAACGTATGTGGGTGTATCAACAAATTCCTCACTCTTGCAGACAGGGAATGGACATGTTTAGGATGCGGAGCAGTTCACGACAGAGACAAAAATGCAGCAAAGAACATACTTGCCGTGAGTTGCACGGTGACGGCCTGTGGAGGGAACGGCGCTGGCTCCGGTCGAAAGACTGGAACGAAACTGTCCCCCGTGAAGCAGGAATATAGCAGCAAATCCACATTTAATCAGATTTGCGTAGGTCTATAGGAACGGTTGGCTCAGAAAGCAGTCCCGTAGCCGGACGAGGAGAACATTGACGGTATGGGTAGCGTCAGGGGCTATCAGGAGCAGGAAGGCAGGGAATATATAATGCTATTTAAGTCTACCATATCAGGTTACGAGGTTACATATTGCAATGTCACAGGGATTTATCAGGTGCTTGACGGGGAAGCTGTATTGAAGGAATCTAAGAGTTTTAATGTTATAGAGAAATATATAGAGACTGACGGTAGCAGCGAAAAGAAGGAGAAGAAGCAGAGGTTAGAGAAAAAAATGATATTTTACGGATATGGCAAATATGAAGAGGGAACAATCACCAGTATGGCAGAGGAAAGCAGGTATGGTTCAGGGTCTCAAGTATGGCTCATGATTGACGGCAAAAGACAGAAAGAACTATTAAGGGATTGCCTTGATTATAATAAGGAAAATTTGAATAAGATTGCTGAAATTAAGTTACTGGAGAAACAGAGAGAAATATTAGGTAAAAATATTACAACGATACATAATTCGCTAACCAAGGTCACATTGGCAATGTTGGTGCAAGAATGACCTGTCCTGTAGACAACGATAATAAGGATCAGGCATATATAGGCAAAAAGTCATGTGGATGTGTTGTCGCAATTACGACGGGTAGCAAAAAGGAGATGGCTAAGGATGTACGAGGATACCTTATGTCAGGGTATGACGTGGAATTGACAACCATAAAAGATGGGAAAAGTAGGCTGAAGAGATGTGTTCACGATAAGAAATAAGGTAGCGGGAGCGATGGTATCTAAGAACACTACGGATACCCTAAGACGCTGAAAGAATATCGGTAGATATACCGACGGTCGCCTCCCGCTAAGGAGAAAAATCATGACGACAGAAAACAAAGACACGGTAATAGAAGCGTTAATAGAACGGTTCGGAAAGCCTGTAATGTATGCGGGATATTGCATAATAGGAATGTCTGAAGCTCAGCAAAATACAGACCTTATTCGTGCCTCCTGTGAGAACATTTACCAGTCTGGATATTTGCAGGGTAAGTACGATGCGCTGGAGGAGTTCCTGAAGGCGTGTAAGGGAGAGAAAATATGAAAATCGGCGATAAAGTAAAATTAATTTATGACGGACGACCATTAACGAGGATTATACATGTATGAGTGTACACAAATATGACTGGTTCGGCTGGTTAATATTGACGGCATTTATATTTACCGGCCTTGGTTACGCCTGGCGATATGGACAGGAGCGAGGTATACAGGAGCGTAGTTACGAGGCCGCTGCTGAGGAGTTGTCGGCGGTAGTCAGAGAGGATATATGCAGATAATAAATGCTTGTAGTAACTGTAAGTGGTGGGATAAAGATTCAAGGTGTCAAGTATCCACATACGCCGGAGTAATGACAGAAGGTTCCTTTTGGTGTTTACATTACTCTAAGGGGGAAGTATAGAAATGAACGATAAAAATGAACACATACCTACATCAGAAATCAGACAAGATATTTTAGATACAGAAAACGAGATAATACAAATGACGAGGGAAAAGCAAGCGTTTGAATTATTAGGGGATAGAATATCTTTTATGAAAGCACATGCACGTCAGACTGGAATAAAAGAACGTCAGGAATTTATTTTAAGATTACAAGAGATATTGAAGTTAAGGGGAGAGAAATGAGGGAGTATATTTCGGAAGAAGGCAAGATATTCGAATTCTATAAAAAGATATATTCGGAGAAAACGATATATACTGAATATATTGAAATAAAGTATAACAGAAGATTAGAAAAATACGAGATAACTCATACAAGTAGTTGGTCTGATGGATCTGCTCAAGGACATGGTTATCTGGTTGGCATAGAGGAACTATTATCGCTCCAGAAGGCGGTTAGATGGGCAATAAAACATCATGAGGGAGTTGTACTATGAAAAAGCATATTTCAGAAGTAGAGATATGTGATGACACGAAACCTAATCATAGGTTTGGTAGTAGTTGTGAAAACTACCACAAAGACGATTTTTGCCTCCTCTGCGGCTATTTCATGGAGGGTGACAGGCTCTATCTTGAAATACACGGCTCTAACGGTGCGTTGAACCGTGTCAAGGATATAGATAGCAGTCAACCATATGTTTGTATGAAGTGTGCGGAGCAGTTTCGAGCGTTTCCACTTAAGAATTATCATGTACACCCCAACAAACTAACTGACTTTATCAAGGAGGGAAAGAAATGAAAATAGAATTAAACGAAGAATCAGCGTGGGCTGTAAGTATTATCGCTATTGGTTTGGCTACAGCGTTAACGGTGTCGTTATTACTTAGCTATTACCGCCTTAAAGTAGAAAAACTTACCGAGATAGTGAAGGCCGGAGCGAATCCTGTAGTTGTAAGATGTGCCTTATACCAGTCCTGTCCGGCAACAGGGCTAATAGTTGTGGAGAAACAGCCATGATTAATTTTCTGATAGGATTTTTCACCTGTGCAACAATAGCCTGTGCGCTGTTTGTGTATGTTAAGGTAGCGAATGCAGAAAGGAGGAAATATCCATGACAGATGAGCAAGAGCAAGTTAACAAGCGTCTCCATGAGATTGTTGGGTTATGTTGGCGTGGTAGTTTTATTGAGTTAGGATTTCAGAAGTATACTCGTACTGATTTTGTCAACACGTGGGAAGGCTTCGGTATCCTGTGGGAGTTTATGCGGAAACATGAACGGTGGGAGAAATTTGAAGCTGAGAACGGTGGTTATAGTTTACACAATGAAGGATATGTAGCTGTTAGTTTAATAGCTCCCAATATCCTTGCAAAAGCAGTGGTGGAGTTCTTTGAGGAGAAATAACATGATTAACCGGCTTTTATGCCTACTGTTTGGACACGGATTTGACGAGAAGGACAAATTCCATGCCTGTGTCTGTATCCCATCCCGACCAGCGGAGTTATGGTGGTGCAACAGGTGTAAGGTTTACTACAATGATGAGGAATAACAAAGGAGGATTTATGGAAAAAATAGATAGAAAATACCAAATATCAGCGGTTTCAGTAGAACACAGGCATTCTCACAGCGAGTTTGATTCCGTATTGTTTCTTGCTAAAGACAAGGCTTTAGTTCCAACTCTACAGTTTTACTATGGGGAATGTATTAGACAGGGAGCTGATAATAATCAATTGCTTGGCATCACTCTTCTAATAGAGCGTGTTCAAAGATGGCAATTAGAGAATGTGGATAAATTAAAGGTCGCTGATATAGATTTACCTGCGGGGAGATCTATTATAGAACCCAATAGGCAATAACAAACAGCGGGAGTGCTGGATATGAAAAAATGTAGAATTTGTAATGAAATTAAACCCCTAATGAAAGGAGAAAGTAATGAAAGAATTAGATTCAAATGCTGAAAATTTGAATGGAGGATAGAAAATGATTACTGAAGATGAGCTTGGTCACTTGCAGCACATGCTCGGAGTAGGCATCCATATCTCTAAACGGAATTGGGGCTATAGAAATTATTTTTGTGCATCCCCTGAACAAGAAAAAGAATTCTTGAATTTAATGCGGAATGGGTTTGTTCAGATCGGTAATAGATCTAATTTATATGTATATTATCATGCCACAGAATTGGGGTGTGTTGTCGTAGGATTAAACAAAAAGCAAACAAATAGAGCACTGCGGAGGCCATAATGTTAAAACACATAACAGTACCGATAATCATTGACGACCATGAGCTGGAGAAATGCGGTAAGTGTGAATTTTTAAACATATGGGGCGTTAGCGATTGTGTACTATTTAGTAAGCCTATAATTAATCATAACCGTTGCCAGCAATGTATGGAGGAGGCAAAATAATGGAAACAGTAACAATATCAAAAGAGGAATATGAAAAGTTATTGAAAAAAAGTAGAAAATTACGTGCTCTCGAAAATGGTGGTGTGGATAACTGGGAGTGGTATGATGAGTCTTTGACCAAATATTATGATGATGAGGAACGTAGGGAGAGTGAGGGTAAATGCCAAACATAGACAAGACATGCACGACATGTTCAAATAGACCATAAGAATGGAAATGGATTAGATAATCGTATGGAAAATTTAAGATTTACAGATTTATCACATAATTTGGCTAACAGACCCAAGAGAATTAACGGAACATCTGAATTTAAAGGTGTTTCTTATCATAAAATACATAAAAAATGGCAAGCAAGAGTAGGGCATAATGGGAAAGCATTTTTAGGTTATTTTGGCACTGAGGAAGCCGCTGCATTGGCATATAATCAAGCTGCTATAAAGATTTATGGTGAATTTGCTTATCTTAATCAAGTGGAAAGGAAAGATTAAAATGCGACAATGTATAAGTCATCATGTGTGTCAGTGCATACAGGCACGCCTCGACAGGATTGAGGCGGTATGGCAGATGTATAAGCATGCTACAAGTGACCGGATAATCCGTGACCTTTGGCAGACTATACGGAGGGAGGAGTAATTAATTATCTTGATTTGTTCTCAGGTATAGGTGGCTTCCATAAAGGTTTGATTAATGTAGGATTTCATTTTGATTGGTGTGGGTTCAGTGAAATCGATAAGTATGCCAGGCAGATATATCAAAAGCACTTTTCGGAAAGTGAGGATTTAGGAGATGTTAGAACAATTACAGTTGATAGACTGCCCCAAATTGACTTTATCACTTTCGGATTTCCTTGCCAAGATGTGTCTATTGCTGGAAAGCGAGGAGGTATCACAGCATCACGAAGTTGCTTATTTTTTGAAGCAATGCGAATCATTAGGGCTACAAGACCCCGTTATTTTATCTTTGAAAATGTCAAAGGTCTTTTCTCAAGCAACGAAGGACGGGACTGGCTTGCCGTCTTGCGAGAGGTTGCCGACTCTGGGTATGATGGTCAATGGCAATTACTTAATACAAGGTGGGTATTGCCCCAAAATAGAGAGCGTATATTCTTTGTTGGACATATTAGAGGACAAGGCAGACCAGAAATATTTCCTATCGGAGAAGGCATTACAGAGGTTCCAAAGAAGGGGAATGGGAAAGATATTGCAGGATGCTTAAACACAAAAAATCAGTCAGGGCAAGCTCAATTTGATGGAAGCACAACCTTGATTGCGGTGAATAATAACAGGGGTAATTTGTCCGAGTCAGATGTAATAAATAATCTTGACAGAAATTATCATAAAGGGATGGATAATTATGGTCAAAGGACTTTGATTCAGGTGGGAACCAAGCGAGGCAGGGATGTAGATGGACAACGAATATATGATGAAAATGGTATTTATTCGGCATTGAAGGGTATCGGGGAACCGAATTTAATCCAATCACAAAATAGGATTCGGCGTCTTACACCTCTTGAATGTGAGCGTCTTCAGGGCTTTCCTGAAAATTGGACTGATTCTGTTAGTGATAGTCAAAAATATAAATGTTTGGGCAATTCCGTAACTGTCCCGATAATAGAATTGATAGGCAAGAAATTAAAGGAATTACTGTGATGGCAGACACATATCTCAGGGGGCCTAAACGCAAGGTCACTCCGCTGGACTACGATGACAGGCGATGTGAGACTATGATCACGGTCAATGGCAAGCCAATGAGCATTGAGCAGTTTAGAGCACTCAAGGCCAAAGGCAAGAAGAAAAATCATGTCGGGATGGGCATATGGGTGACGAAGAAGGCATGATATCACAGGAACAAGCAGATCAAATATTAAACATGCTGGCTGAATTTGTCATAGAGCATTACCCTACATCAAACCAAATACTAAAGGATTATTATAGGCACATTGGCTTGCCGGCTGAGATTATACAAAGAATTAGGATAGATACTTGCAGATTTACCGACATCCCGGTTACGTCTGTCAGAATTAGTTTGTATGAGTATAGTAAGAGAATAGAGATGACTGATTCATTTTTAGAAGACAGGCGGTGCAGGACAAGCAGGGATAACCAGCCAAGGGAAACGTATAACCAGATTATTAACCGCAACGACTACCTGCGACCTATCAACCTTGGGCCTGAATGGTGGGGATTAGATTGCCAGTATCCACCAACAAATGAGCCTGTCAAGCTTCACCCCGACTATCCATTAATCGGCATTGAGTGGGAGCCGCAACTGACATTGCTCAATTATGCAGGCAAGGAAGTATATGTCCATATGTCCAAAAACCTTCAAACTAATATTGTTAACAACAATGAAAAGTGTGTCGTAATATTTTTATCCAACAAATACTCAGGCTACATTGACAAGGCCGTTGAGAACATCGAACTTAGAACCGACCCGGTTAAACTCGAAGATCTAAACACCGAGATACAGAAGTGTCAGAAGGTTATGGAGGATATAGTCAAGGACATCGCTAAAGTTGCCAGGCCAGTAGGAATATTCCTCCCGGCGTATCCTTGTACCAAACATGTTAATGTGTCGTTCAAGAATGTAAATAACAAATATGCTTCCATATGTCCCTTGAAGGGAGGCGATTATGGATTCAGGCATCACGTTAAGGTTCCTTACAACTTTATGGATTATAAATCCCTTCTCAATCCATGCGGCAACTTTGCTCCCCTGATAGAGCCAATTTTATTAGGGTACAGTTACACAGGGGAGGTATATACTTCCATGCGGGAGTTATTTTAAGCCCCTGACGTGTGAGGCCAGGGGCGGGGTGAAGTTATAAGGTAGGTTCTACTGTTGATAGTTTCATTTTAGCCTGAAGCTCCGGCCACCACCCTTCAACATAATGAAATTTATTCATCGCTTCTACCTCGTCCGGGAAGCCCAACGCAAGCCTTGCCCGATTATCCATATCTGCCCTGCAGATAGCCACTGCAAGGGCGGCCATGAAGTCACCAAGCATTCCGTATTGCCAGAAATATATAAACCGTTCACCTTTACTTATTTTCATTTCAATCCCTCCTGTATTATAATCTCACTCCAATAATCCAGCCTGCAAAGCCAATACTGTACAGCCCTTGTATTCTTAGCTATCCTTGCCATTACCAGCCGGTGCATGGCTAATTCCGCGTGTTCAGTAGCGGTCATCATAGTAACCCTTTATCGGCGAAGCTAACATAACTATTATCTCCGATAATTACATGATCTAATATTTTGATCCCTAAAATATCTCCGCCGGCCACAAGTCTTTTCGTTACCTCGATATCTTCAGGAGACGGATTAGCATCCCCCGAAGGGTGATTGTGACAGAGTATCAATGCTACCGCATTCTCAAGTATAGCTGCCTTAAAAACCTCTCTGGGATGCACTATTGAGGATGTGAGGCAGCCTACCGACACCGAGTGTATGAACTGCATCTTATTCTTGCCGTCCAGCCCAATAATGACAAATTCCTCCCTGTCGTGACCGCCGAAATATGCTTGCAAAGTATTTATGGCAAGATTATATATATCTTTCGATGATGTTATCCGATATCTGGTAATATTATCTCTACCACCATCCCGAACCAACATCAGCTTCATCCATGATATTTTCTGTTTATATTCCATCACTTCCCCCTTCCTGCGGCCAGGTACATTTCCAATGCCGCAATTACAAGATCCTTAATCTTTATATCTCTGAGGGCCGCCGTAACCTTTATGGCCTTAGCCAAGTCCGGCGGCAGGCCCTTGATAAATAGGTTTTTCATTTGGACACCTGATGTGCTTTCTTGTTGCTGATAAATGGCTTATCGTATTCCAATTCGTATGCTTCCATAAATTCAACTTGTGCGTCAAGTCGTGTGTTGCCATATACGCATAGCCCATATCCGTCACACTTCCAAGCATATGCAGTGCCATATGGTGTGTCACAAAATACTATTTCTGGCATTGGTAATATTCTTGTCATTTTCCACCCCCTTGTTCAGCCGGCTTAATTGCCAACTGTCTAAAGTATATCATATTAATATATATTGTCAAGTAAAATATATTATACATTATCTGCTACAATGTCAAATCTTTGACTACAACCTATTGTAATTGTTGCAATTTGTAACACTTGTCTATCCTATACCATTGTCAACCTGTAAACCTAATATTAGGTTTACGATAGTTTTGGTCGGATATAAGGGATTATATATTGAGTAGACATTGCTACATTATTGTAGGGATTCACCTGCCACATCCGGCATTACTTATATAGTTTACATAATCTGTACTGTTGATAAGTTATGGCAGTTATCCACAGGCAAGCCCTCATTTCCCTCCACCGTCCGGTCAGTGGAAAGATAAATGCCACCGGATACCCCTATATGTAGGGATTGCTTGCTCCTGGTACTGTGGAGACCGTACTTGCTACCATGATTCCCATCCTTTGCCCTCTACCTGGAGGGGTGGGGAGGGAGCGGGGACTGACCGACTCGGTTGATGTAATAATCTACTTTACACCGACACACTAAATGGTAATTAAGGTAAGATATTCATTTCCTCCATCTCATTTTTCAATGACCCTTAAAAACCTTGTATAGATGAGATGAGAGCGAACGATGTAAGTTGTTGATTCTAAAGGGGGTAGTTGATACCTGAATATAGCCACAGCTAAACTTGGTTAATCCCCAGTGATATTTGGGTATCTATTTTTGATATTTAGTGTATAATAATGGGTTAAAGGGAGGGTTATATTTATGGTTAAAAGGGTTATACATAAAAGTGAGGAGCGAGTAGATAGTGAGACTGGGGAGATAGTACGAACGGGGTATGCGATAATTGTTGATCGTTCGAAGGGTGATACAAATTTCGTGAAGGTGTTTAAGTGTTTTACGCAGAAGGTGCTGGATGATCTTGAGATTGAGAGTGGAAAGGCCAAGTTACTCTTCTGGTTTATAGATCAGGTACAAGGGATGAGAATAAATCAGGAGCCTGTTATTGTTGCTACGGTGGAGATGATAAGTGATGATTTAGGATGTGCTGAAATATCTGCACGGAAATGGTTAGCGGTGTTAATAGAGAAGGGATACGTTAAGAAATGCTTAACACCTAAAGGTAAGGTATTGCATAATATGTATATTATTAATCCGGGTTTTGTGATTAAGGGGAAATTATCTGACATTGAAAATGATTAACTTGTTTGACATTCTTTACATTCCATGATAAGGTTATTGCCATAATGGAGCGAATAGTGAAGCGAATGTTTAACATCAGGGATTTTCCCGATGAGTGGCGTATCCAGTTGAAGGTTGAGGCGGCTATTCAGGGTGTGACGATTGGTAAGTTACTGATAGAGATACTTGATTATTATTTCAGGAATCATAAGGATAAGGTAAAGGATACAAGTAGATGAAGTCATTATTTATTAAGAACGTCCCGTCTGAGTTAGGGAGAAGGTTAAAGGTGGCATCTATTGAGGGTGGGGTCAGTATGCGGGATATGGTGCTTGTGGCTGTAGAGGAATATTTGGATCGCATGGGTGGTATTATAGAAGTGAAAAAGCCGATAGTAGATAGTGATGCATTATCTTCGGATTCATTTATTAAAGCAAGAGAAATGATGAAAATAGGTGAATTAGTGCCTAATACGATTTTAATGTCAGAGGAGTTTAAACCGAAGAACATGCCGTTGCCATCTCCTTCAGTTATAAAATTAATACAGGAAAGAGACACAGGAAATATGCTTCCCGGTGGTATTGTGGACTCTCTGCCTACGGATCCAGTGATTGAAGTATCAGCGCCGGAAGATGAAACTAAAGCTCACGATGATACAGCACCGCTTAAAGTATATGCAATCCTTAAGGGACCGGACGGTGTTGATATAGAAGTTCCTATAGATAATTTTACCAGGATGGGGAATACCAGGAAGGGATTTAAAAGGACGTGGTAAGGTAGGAGTTGAAATTATGATAGATAGAAGTAAAATAATATGCTTTAGATGCAGTAATTGTTTGGAATCTGTAGATATACATGAAGAAGTTGACTTCTGGTGCTTATTAATGATGAGATATATCCATATTATTGTTAAGTGCAATAAATTTCAAATCAGAGATTAGAGATATGGTGAAATATGCCGAAATAAGAATAAATCGCGAAGCGTTCGCATATGATACTTTATTGCATATAAGATTAAGACAATTTCTTGAGGCTAACAGGGGTTGGTCTAAACAAGAAGATTTTAATACCCTTGAAACAATCATTCAATTTATATCGCCTGAAACATTTAAGCAATTCCTTATTGAGTTTGCTGAAAGCGATAAAGAGCAGGCCATGACAAAGCATGAAGCACAAGAATATTTAAAAGAAAAGGGTATATTAGTATCTATTGGGGGACAAGTAAAATGAGTATATCCATGATTGCTTATGTAAGGGTATCAACAGACAAGCAGGCCGAGGAAGGTATGTCAATTGCCGCTCAATCAGAACAGATAGCCAAATACGCTGCCTTATATGACCTTGAGATTATAGATACCATCATTGACGATGGATATAGTGCAAGTAACCTTGACAGGCCCGGACTGAAGCGTGTCTTTGCCATACTTGATGCCTCTATAGCTCAGGGTGTGATCATCACAAAGTTAGATAGGCTCACCCGAAGCGTATTTGACTTAGGCTATCTTCTTAAAAACTACATGGATAAATACAGGTTCATGTCAGTCTATGACAAGTTTGATACTGATACCGCCAGTGGCCGGATGATCCTATCCATCCTTACAACTGTATCCCAGTGGGAACGTGAAGTCATCTCAGAACGTACAAAGGCCGTCCTTGCCTACAAGAAGAGTAAGGGCGAACGAGTGGGTAATATTCCTTTTGGCTATAAATTGACTTCTGATGGTGTTCATCTTGAATATAACCCCCATGAGCAAAAAATAATCCGTGCAATTTCAAATTGGAGAGATGATGGTAAGACATTAGGTGGAATAGCAAAATCTTTGTCATTATGGGGATATGTAACAAGGAGAGGGAAACCATTTTCAACATCTGCCATTCACCGTATAATGAAAAATAAATACCCTGTACCATTTGAATAGCCAATATTTAAAGGAGTAACAATGAAGATTAAGATAAGATTGACAGAGCCGATGCTGGGTACAGTGCCTAAAGACCCTGAAGTTTACAAAAGTTATATTGAAACAAAAAAACCTGAAGGTGAGAATGAACAAGAATATTTGACAGTGGAGAAGATAGAAGAAAAGGGTTGGACAGGGTTTCATAAGGATGATAAGGGATTGTTTATTTATGATTACATGATACGTGGTTTCTTAAAGAATGCTGGGAATATCCTCAAGGAAGTTGTGGGCATTAAGAATATCAAGAGTAAGATTGATAATGTGGTATTTGTATTTCCTCGCAGGATATATCTTGGAAAAATTATACCAGACGGTGTAATTGAAAGACCGCTAAGGGCCATGACCATGCAGGGGCCGAGAGTTACACTGGCCCGATCTGAATATGTAGATGCTGGTGTAGAGATGGAGATAGAGATTAAGATAATACCAAACAAGGAGATTACGGAATCTGTCCTGATGTCATTGTTTGAATATGGTCAACTGTGTGGGTTAGGCCAATTCAGAAATGGCAGCTATGGCCGATTTGAAGTTATGTAAAGGTATGGTAGTGTATGGTCATGTTCAGTGAAGTCATGGTAGTGTATTGTGGCGTAAAGCGCTGTTGGGGTGTGGTTATGTTTTGTGATGTGAGGTTATGGTAATGTATGATGGAGTGAAGTGATGGTAAGGCATAGTTGAGTGATGTGAAGCAATGGTAATGTATAGTGCCATAACTTGAGTTGCATAGCAAAGTATAATGCTATACATAGGTCGGGTTCACCTATAATAGCCAATATAATACCTTGACAATCCAGTAAATCCCTGATATATGTTTCGAAGTGAAACGTTAACGTTAACCTTTGGATACATATTGGGAACCAAAACCGAACACAGTAATCCATTGACCATCGAAGAGAAGGCTGAAGCCATTGCCATGTATGTGGCTGGCTATAATCAGACTGACATTGGTAAGCGGTTTAATCGTCACCAGAATACCATATCACGTATCTTCGCCAAAGAAGACATCAAAGAACACATAACGTCTGCCCAAAAAGAGTTAACTATCCGGTGCTTAACTCCTGTCCTTGAAAATATAGGCTGGTTAGTCAGAAGCTATAGGGATGTAGCAAGAAGTCCTGACGGTAATCCCAAATTAGATAAAAATGGTCAGACGATCCCGATGCTCAATAAGGAACAGCTAAATCACGCATGGGATGCCCATAAAGAGATATTAAAAGCCGCCGGTATAACTCCATACCCTACCGACTCAAAGCTCGTCCAATACATATACCAGGATAACAGGCAGGTGTTTATGTCACCTGTCATGGCAGTGGCACTGAAGAAGTTTGGCGAATCCCTGAAGTTAACCAAAGACGAAGACGTGATTAATATTAACCCACAGGAGGCAACAAATGTTTAAAAAACTTATCTTAGCACTAATGTTGTTCGTATTCTTAGGCGTGTTCTCAGTACCGGCAATGTCCGCAAGCCTTACATGGTCATCCGACTACGCCATGAAGGACAATATCAACATGATTGCAGGTTCAGATAATATGAACGGTTCCGCAGGTGTCTTCATTGGCACAATAGGCGAAGTAAAGCTCGAATCCGGCAAGAAATTATTAGGCTTAGGCGGAGCATCATTTCATGTCGGCGATACCTCAAGCCTCGTATTCACGGCAGTACCATTGACATTATTTGATGATGTAGTTCAGTTAGGTGTATCGGCAGACCTGAGTGATTTCAGGTTTAATGACCCGGAAGACTATCTATTTAGTATAGGATTCTCGGCAAGCGGATTGGTTGCGAAGCTCTGGAAATGACTTGATGCGGGGTGGCTGGAGTTGGCCCCAGTGCCAGTCTCATAAGCTGGAAAGACGTGGGTTCGAGTCCCACCCCCGCTACCAATAAGGGAAGTAAGTACGAGTTAGCCATAGGGCTAAATTTAGTAACAGGACTTAATATGAGGTCATATGCCATTAACATGGTTAGAGAAGCACTTGCTGGGTGGGATAATAAAGTATATCGCTAAACGAACACGGAGGAATCCAATTATGAAAAATGTAATAACTTCGACAATAGGCACAATAGGGGCAATAGTCAATGCGGCGTATCCATTGATTACAAATGGCGATATACCGCCGGAGACGATCATCATATCGGTGATCATGGCACTACTTGGCTTCTTTGCAAAGGACTTCACCAAAACCGGCACGGGGATGTAGGCCATGATAGACCGCTTCATAGAATACATCCCATTTCTTGCGATGACACATACGGGAGGGAGGCCGCACTTGAACTTCTCACGGATAGTAGAAGCGGTGATTATAGCGATAGTGGCAGGCGGCCTTTCTGCATACATCACCGTACAGAAGATAGAGTTGAAGTTGACATACTTAGAGCAAAAAGTTGATAAGATTTATACAGATGTATATGCGCCGAAATGGGAGAGACACTGAAGCCGATAACAGCCAAAGACCACGATTTACCAAAGTTACGCAGAGCAAACGAACCCGAGCCGACATCGGCGGAGAGTGATAAGATGACAGATGAGGAATATGTCAAAGCTATGACTGGATTAAAAGAGGTATGGGAACAACAGTTAAGTCCGGTAAGTTTGTCGCAAGCTGAGAAAATAGAACGTGACATACTTGACGAACTCTCCACGCTGAGGCAGAAAGTATTAGACATGGAGACGGCAAAAGCATTTCAAGTATCTATATTTGATAACCTCACTGAACGATTAGGTAAAGCTGAGGATTCACTACAGAAAACAGGTAAATTACTTGAGCGGATACTTGAGCTACAAGAAATGCACGGACGGGGTGGGAGATCGTGATATTGACTGAAAAAATAGACGAGATTGCCAAAGATTGCTCAACTCAAGGTTGGGATGGCTACGATGGCAAACCTATATCTCAGGGGACGGCAGAGTTGGCTAAGTTGATTGCAGGTATACTATCGTTGCGTTCTGATGACAAGTGGGATGCAGTCCCTTGTCCGGGCGGCGAGATAGATATCATAAACGAGGGAGAACGGAAATTGATAAGCGTAATCGAGTTTGACAGATGACAGCAATTGAATGGATTGAGCTTGCGCAGGATAGAATCAGGGATGCCAAAGTTACTGGCTACAGATGGAACAACATTGATAATATAGACAAAGCGTTGAAGTATCTGAATGAAGCGAAGGTGTTAATAATAGAGGAATCGTTAAAGACAACATGAGTGGAGGCATAACAGGATCAGATATGCTGACTTGGAATGACGTTAGATGGTTCAAGCCGGAAGAGTTCGATGACTCTCATGGTAAAAACCTTGGTAAGGACATGGATATGGAGACTGTCCACAGGTTAGACTCCCTTCGTGGCTGGATAGCCTGCCCGATTATTATCACGGCAGGTTACGACTCACAGGGACACTCTTCAGATTCATATCATTACAAGGGTAAGGCTGTTGATATTATCATCTGCTCGGACATGACCATGAGGGAGCAATGGCAATATATCAAGATAAGCGGCTTCAACGGTGTCGGTGTATATCCTGACTGGAAGTATAAAGACTTTAGGGGAGGCTGGCACTGTGACAGTAGGGATGTACCTCAACTCTGGCGTGAAGTCAGCAAGGGAGAATATTTCTACTTACTGCCATAAGGAGGGTTTAGATGTATAAAAAGAAGGCAAGTCCACCTAAAACATTGGGGATACAGTAAATGGACGTGACAGTAAAAATAAATGGCTTTTGTGCCTCTGGTGGCCATATCAATTTAACTGCTACAGTTGGTAGTAAGAGTAGGAATTTTACTTTGAATAAAAGTGATTTCCAGCTTGAACCAGAAGACTATGAGACTGCACTTGTTATTATACTCAGAAACTTTGTTAAAGAATCTGGTCTTACAAACTGGGCGCAGATTAAGACTGATATAGAAGGGAAAGTATTTAAACTTTAATGGCACAACCTTTACTTGGATATACTTATTTCCCAACTTTGTGGCCTGGGATTAATGCAGGCATTAGTAATCAGACCTCTGCATCTACATTAGATGCTACAGGTGAAAAAGCTGCAATAATCTTTAAAATACCTGCTGATGGAAATATTACTAAACTTGGTTTTAGAACATCAACAGTTACAACTGGTGATACTTTAAAGGTAGGTTTATATACAGTAGATGCTTCAGGAGACCCAACCGCTACTGCCTACAAGGGTATGGTAGCAGGGACTCAGGCCATATTAGCAACAGAGGATAATACTTACTTTAATGTGACTCTTGGTACTCAGGCAACAAGTGTAGTCAAGGATGACATAGTTGCATTGGTTATAGAATATGATTCTTATGTTGCCGGGAATATGGTCATAACAGGATTGGGGTCTACAAATACTGCATTCGTAGGTATCCCTTATGGGGACTTATATACAACATTATGGACTAAACAAAATAGTCTATTTTTTGCTACTATCGAGTATACCGGTGGCGTTTATTACCCCACATTGGGTATATTTCCGGTTGCTTCAGGAGGGGCAAGCAGTATTGCTTATAATGTAAACACAGCAACCTTTGATGAGTATGGTATCCACATAAATATACCTGTACCAGCAAGGGCTGTTGGAATATGGGTAATCCTTGCTGTAGCAGTAGGTGCAGATTTTGAAGCTATCCTCTATGAAGGAACTACTGCCTTAAAAACTATCACCCATGATGGAGATTATGCGGTAAGTACAATTGCAAGACCGTTTTTTCTTTTCTTTCCAACTACACAAGACTTAACAGCCAATACTGATTATTATATTGCTATCAGACCAACAACTGTAAATAGTGTAACTTTTTATTTCTTTACTGCTCCTTCAGTGGCAGCAGCCGCACAATTTCATGGTGGCGCTGGTGCTTATAGGGTCAAGAGATTAGACCAGGGTGCATGGACTACTTCTGAGACAACAATTATAGGCCAGATGGGAATTATACTTGATGCTTTTAGTGATGGTGTAGGCGGTGGCGGGATGCCTATTTTACGTGGTTCTGTGGTAGGAGGGTAGAATGTATTTAGGTGAGTATAGAATTGACGATTATGTAACTCTCATAGCCACTACTCATAGGTTTAGTTCTGGAGCAGTGTATGCGCCGACAGCTATTACATACAGGGTCTATGAGGACGCTACTGCTGTAGAGATAGTTGCAGACACTGCAATGACTAATTTCGATACTGAAACTGGGTTTTATCTTGATAGGATACAGTGTACGGCGGTGTTAGGTTATGAGGTAGGAAAAACTTACACGGCTTTAATTAAGGCTACCGTAGACAGTGTAGCGGCAATTACTGCTTATACTTGGAGAGTATTGACTCCTCCGGTTAATGTTACCCAGGTAGCTGGCACTGCTCAGACGGCGGGAGACCTTAAAGCAAGTATTACTACGGTTAATGATAAAACATCTCAGCTTAACTTTACAGCAGCGACTTATGTGATGGCAGATGTAACAGCTATATCCACTGATACAACAGCAGCAGATAGATTAGAGACAATGCTTGATGGTACTGGGGGTAACACTTTAACGGCAACTATTTCAGGAGATGTTTCAGGTAATGTAACTGGTTCAATAGGCAGTCTTGGTGCCACAGCAAAAACCGATGTCAATACAGAAGTAGATACAGCCCTTGCAGATATTAACCTTGACCATATAGCAGGCACGGCAACAGCCATTCCAGCAATCGTAGCAGGCACATACATTGATCAGATGATGGATGATGGTACAGCGGTATATGATAGGACTACTGACTCTCTGCAAGCTATAAGGGATAAGGAAACTGATATTGAAACCGATACTGCCGTAATAGGGGCAGCCGGAGCAGGTTTAACAGCAGTTGCTATAGGCATCGGAGGTATAGCATCTACTTCTTTTGCTGCCGGTGCGATGGATTTGGGTGCTACCGCCGCTGATTTCCCATCTGGTATAAAGAAAAATACTGCCCTTGCTAATTTTATGTTCTTGATGGTTGATTCCACTGATCACCTGACACCTAAAACAGGATTAACAATTACGGCAACAAGGTCTATTGACGGAGCGGCTTTCGGAGCATGTGCCAATGCCGCCGCTGAAGTAGCTTCTGGGATGTATAAGATAAGTTTAGCGGCTGCTGATTTAAACGGCGATGTAATTACATTAAGATTTACATCTGCCACTGCAGACGATAGATTAATCACAATAATAACGACAACGACATGAGGACAACATGATAATTGATTGGTCAAACATTTATACAGGTAAACAGGAGATGTATTACGGAGTAAATTCAGAGAAATCCTTTAATTGGATTATCTTACTCGTTACATCGGCATTTCCGTTTACTTATTATTTTAACAGAAATAGTAAATGGGGGAGGTCTTCGGCTAATGTTTAATAAGATATTAATTCAGATAGGATTAAAACTTCTTTTTTGGGGAGCATACAAGATATTACCACAAGCAAACATCGTCCCTGACAAGGTAATAACTTTTGCCCAAATCTTTTGCGATAAGTACGAAGCGGTCACTGATGTCAGCGGTGAATGGAAAAGACATCAGGCATATTCGGCACTTATCAAGAAATTTCCATTAGTTAAAAAAAGGGTTCTTGCTCTGGCAATAGAACTTGAAATAAACAAGAGGATGGATTGAAATGAAAATAGTTAATGAAGGCTTTGAAGGAATTGGTTATGAAGAATCCTGGACGGAAACCGTGTCTGGCGGTAACACCCTCGATGAGGATTCAACCACTATTGCTTGTCTCGGTGCACAAAGTCTAAAAGCGATAACTACTTCTGTAGCTGCACCATCCGCCTATGCAACAAGAACATTCGGCGATGTAAATGCAGTATATCTCAGAGCATGGGTTTATGTATCTGAAAACGGTTTAACCGTAGCTTCTGAAATAGCTAATATTCTCGATATTAGAAATTCCGCCGGAACAAGTGCGGCAAGGATTGAATTAAGAAATAATGCTGGAACTTTTCAGATGAGATTTATTTATTATTCGGATGGCGGTGAAGTAGCAACTGCCGGAGTAACAGTTGTTGTTAATACCTGGTATCTGATTGAATTTAGGTACGATACAAACATTATGTTATGGGGTTGGATATTGAATAATGTTGTTCAAAATAACGGTCACTTAACAGGTGCAGTCCTCACTCCAAACCGTCTCGTGGCAGGCATTGTCGGTTATACCGGTACTGCACAATCAACTGTTCATATAGATAGCATAGCAATAGATACCGATCAATATCCATCCCTTATTGACAGTTCAGACCCCATCATCCTTGAAGTGCCGAGTACAACGATATTATTTGCTTCAAGGATTTACATTAAGGAAATTCGGTGGGTTGGAGCAACAACTGCCGGACATACAACAGTTCTTCAAAATAGGAATGGTAGGACTTTATGGGCATCGGAGGCTGCCGGAGCCAATTTTGTTGACAGTTTTTTATATGAAGGATGGGTAGAGGGGCTTTCTATTCCTACCCTTGCTTCAGGGAAAGTATATATTCAAATAGGATAACAGGAGGGAATAAAAATGGCGAATGACCTTACTCAAGACCCCTTAATTATAGATACCGCAGCAGCAACGGTACTTTCTACTAACAATCTTTATATCAAATCAATTCGCTGGGTAGGCGCTACCACTGCTGGGCATACGGCAATTATCCATGATCAGGCAAGTAACGTAATATGGTCTTCAGTTGCATCGGGGGCTAATTATGTGGAGGCTGAAATCGTAGAGCAATGGGTAAATGGGTTGATCGTCCCGACACTTGCATCAGGGGTTTTATATATCCAGATTGGATAAGAACAGGGGGAATAAATGTCTATATTCAATAAGAAAGATAAAGTAAAGCCGGAGTCAAGCGAACCTAATTTAATTGACCAGTTAACGTTAAGAATAACGGCATTGGAAGATAAGTTTGCTCAGCATTCTCATGTCAGCCGGAATCCGATAGCTATAAAAGAAACGTCACCATATCCCGTTCTAAGAATTGAGGGGAAGGATAATAAGTCTTAATGCAAGAATGTACCGAACTACAGCAGATGCAGGCCATAGATGCAGGCATAATTGACAAGGATACGTTTTTTGAAGGCTTCTGGTCATTTAAGCCAACATGGATATTTCAGCAGTTTATCAATAGGCCGGAGAAAATTATCTGTCTTTTCAGCGGGAACCAGTATGGAAAAACCAGTACCGTAGCATATTCCTATGTCTTACGTATAATGGGTATGCACCCCATAGAGAAAAAGAATATGAGGCCGGATAATCCTATTCGGACGTATCGTTTCGCATCTGAATCGCTTCCCTCAGATTCGGAAGGAGGCGAAGTCAGGAATACTCAGTACCCTGAATTTATGAAATGGCTGCCGAAACATCTTATCAAAAAAGATATTACGGTAAGGCGTCCGGTAGTAGATATATACGACCCTCAAGGTGGGCCGGATATTCATATAGACTTTACTTCTTTTGGGCAGACTACTCAATCTCAGGCCGGCCAGAAAAGATGTTCAGTGTGGATTGATGAGGGCGCCTCTAAAGAATTCTATGAGGAACAACTTCCCCGCTTACTTGCTGCTGATGGAGACTTAATCTACACATTAACACCTGCTGAATATGTCGGGTTTGAATTTGACGAGTTCTTTGAGCAGGCTTCCTTTTATGTCAGAACGGAAGCAGTAAGAGATAGAATGAAGAAAAGATACAATAAAATTGTACCAGAAATAGAGACTCGTGATGGTAAAGATATTGCTGTTCTTATGGCAGCTACAGACGATAATCCGATATTAATCAAGAAAGATATAGATGCAATGTTTGATTTATTGGCAGATGAAGATACTATAGACATACGCCGGTACGGATTATTCAGGCAAGCATCTGGTCAGATATTTAAAGACTTCGATGTTCGTACTCACGTTATATCATCAAACCAGTATTTTCCCGAATGGGTTCCACATGGTTGGATGCACGCAAGGGCGATAGATTACCATGAGCATGTACCTTGGGCGTGTTTGTTTGCAACAATGAGTCAGCAAAATGAAGTATTTATTTACGATGAACTTAACCCATCGCCTGAAACAATGGTGACATTACAGATTGCGCATGTACTTGCAGGTAAAAGCAGGGATTACAAGTATTACTTGAACCTTATTGACCCATTGGCGGCAAAGAAACAGAGTAATACAGGGCTATCAACTATTGACGATTTAAACAGGATGTTTAGTCAATTCAGGAAAGAAGGCACATGTACCGGCGGTTATTGGCAATCGTGGGATACTAAATCTACAAGAGGCAGAGAAGAGATACGGAATCGTCTCAGGAACTCAAAACTATGTGGCAAGCCGTTTAATAATAGGGTAATAAAGGACGGCATAGCGACATATCTGCCAACATTATGGATACTGGATAATTGTCATAAGACAAAGGAATCGTTCAAAAACTGGCGGAAAGAGGAGTGGAATAGCAGAGAGGCACTATTGACAAAGGATGAGAAGGATAGACCACAGCAACGGTTCTCTCATTTCCCGATGGCAGTAGAAGCGTTATTTAAGCATCCGGCATTCTCTGCTGGCAGATATAAGGAACAACTTTTAAAGGATAGGGATACACAGCATAAACATTACTTCCAGAGGGAGGCGCATGGAAGATAAACAGTGTAGTATATGTGGCGATATTAAAGCTATATCTGCTTACTATGAAAGACATAGTAGCCTTGATGGATATAGGAATGAATGTAAGATATGTCTTAGCGAAAGAAGTAAAACAAGATACAAAAATAATTCTGAACATTCAAAACAAAAAGCCATGGAATGGTATATGAATAATAAAGCAATATCGCATCAACTCAGTAAGGAATGGGTTAAGGCAAATCCAGAGAAGAGAAAGGAAATTCAAAGAAAACATTATTCTGCGAACAAAGAAAATAAGAAGATATATCAAAGATTGTGGGCTAAGAATAATCCTGACAAAGTAAAGATAATAAAAGAAAAGGAGAGGAAAAAGCATATAGAAATATATAGGGAATACCATAAAAAGTTACATTGTAGGAGATATAAAACAGATAATAAATATAGATTAAACCATTTAATTAGAGGGGCAATTCATGCAAGTTTAAAAGGGAAAAAGGAAGGTAGACATTGGGAGGATATAGTTGGATATACCTTGAGTCAATTGATGGTACATTTAGAAAATAATTTCAAAGATGGAATGAACTGGGATAATCAAGGTAAATGGCATATAGACCATAAAAAACCAATATCATCATTTAAGTATCATTCATACGATGATGATGAATTTAGAAAATGTTGGACATTAACTAATCTTCAACCATTGTGGGCACATGATAACTTAACCAAACATGCCAAAATAATTGAGGTCAATAATGGATGACAAACACTTTTATGATATTAATATAGAAAATCACTTAGCATCTATTATTATTGATAATGAGTATAAGGCATCAAGTAACAATAAAGTTGTTGAAAATAACGACTTTGACGCCGCGATAGATATGTTAGAGTGCGTCAGAAGTGAAAAGTCGGTAGATTGGGTCAGTGACATATTTCTACCTGAATTTCCATCTATCCTTATGACTGCTGCCGGTGGTTGGGCGAACCAATATTTCAAGACCCGTGACTTTATCGAAGTGAAACTCGAAGGAGATAACCCTAAAGACATAGTGAAAGCGCGTGGCGCAAAGAAGTTAATCAATAAGACCTTGAATCAGAAAGATATATTTCATTACCATAAATACATCAGAGGGCGACTTATCAATGCCCTTGCCGGCCAGGTGTATGCGGTTTGCTGGTGGGATCAGGAAGTAAAGCAAGTCATTACCGGCTATCAGTCTTCATATAGTCAGGATGAAAATGGCAACCTCATTACTTCACCTAAACCTATTTATGGCGAGAAGATTGTAAAGGACAGATTCAATTACGAGATAATTGATCCCCGGAATGTCTTTACTACAAACGAGTATTCATACTCGATACAGGAGAAAAACGCTGTCATTATCAGGTCTGAGAAAACTTATGAGGATTTACTTGCAAAGGCAGATGCCAACAACTATATCAACCTTGATGTTGTCAAAGAGTTACTCAAAGGTAATGGTTCAGCACAGGAGACACAAACATCTCAGGAAACATATAACAAAGATGATAAGAAACAGAAAGATGGTAAACCCGTATCGAAACAGTTTGATGTATTGGAACGATTTGGTAAGATGTGGTGTAAGGTGACGGAACGTGACGAGAATGGCGATCCAATATCAGTCAAACCTGCATACGATACCTTGAACATGTTATCTGACGATGCGGTACTACTTGAAACTATTATAACATTTGCCGTAATCGGTACAACCAGAGTCATGGTACGTTTTCAGTTATGCCCTTACAAGGATGCAAAAGGGAATCATTATAGGCCGGTTATTAGAGGTTGGTGCTACATCCATCCTACAAAGGATAGCGGCTTATCAGATGGCAAGTATCTGAGAGAATTGCAGATTGCCTTAAATGATACATTCAACTTATCCAATGACAGAGTTAAACTTGCCACTATGCCGACATTGATAGGCCGTAAATATGCGATGGAAGATAATCAGACCATATACTTCGAGCCTGAGCATGTCATGGAAGTAGAAGACCCTGCATCTGATTTACGAGAACTCCTCATTAAGGACGATATAGGTGGGGCACTGAATCAGATAGCAATGATAAAGAACTCCATGCACCAGATTTCAGCTAAATTCCCTACGACTATGGGTGATGTGCCGGAGAACTCGTCTACCACAGCTACGGCAGTTGTAGGGGCTGATAACAGGGCAAACCTAAGAGATAACTTCACTGACCTTACATTTGAATACACATTCCTCATAGACTTATATCAGATGATACTCAATATGTCATATCAATACATGAGACCGGAAACGGCGTTACAGGTTATGGGTGAGGATGCCTATGAGTTCGACTCGGAAGCGGATTATTCTTATACACCATTGTCACAGAATATTGAAACAGATTACAATAAATACCGCAAAATTGCTTTGATTGACCAAATGCTTGGAAGAGTTTCCAATGTGCCGAATCCTCGCACGGCAGCTTTACTGAATTATTTGTTATCGAAAGCGTTTGACTTGCTGGGTGATAATTTCCCTGATTATAAAAATTATCTGCTGGATGAGAAGTATGTACCACCGGAGCAGGGAGGCTTAACATCGGGTAATCAGCCGACAGACATGAGGAATGCACCGACATCGAATCAATCCGGTATGCCTATGAGCAATATGGAACAGTACACGAGGGGGATGTAAATGCCAACACCGTTAGAAGACATTGCAGGGTTCCTATCAAAAACAGGTAAACGAGGCGCTCAGACCCTTGACATCTTAGGTAAGTACCACCCATTTGTCACTGCCGTATCATCTACGTTAGGATGGGAGTTATTAAAGGACGATATTCAGCGGCACGAGGAGCTTTTAGAGAAGATCTACAATGAGCAGGCTGACCCGCAGGAATTGGCGGAGTTCAGGTATTTAAAGTTAAGGTTAAGAAAAGTATCGGAAAGGGTAACTATTTACCTTGACAAAATGAAAGAAATCAAGTAGATATAAGTCAACGTTTCAAAATGAAACATATAGCAGATATAAATGATATACGGAAGGTGATAATAGATGCGTTGCGGCAACTGAAAGGACTTGAGACTAAACTTAAAGAAGTGTTAGATACCATAAAAGCCTAAGTTATAAGTAACACGTATTAACCAGAGGCCATATTGAGGGCAGAACCCTTGATATGGCCTTTTTTCGTTTCAATGGAGGATTCACATGGAAGATAACAACGCAACAAAGGGCATTGCGGGAGATGCTACCGTTACTGAACCTTCAGTAACCGATGAAGCGTTAACTGCCGCTCTTGAAGGCAAAGAGACTTCCGAACCAGAGGTCACTGCAAAGGCAGCAGAGGCCGAATCTGAAGGGCAGGATGAGCAGGGTGAAGATCACGCGGAGAAGACACGTCTTGGCCGGAAGGTTAAAAAGCTCGAAGATGTAATGGTCACAAAGGCAGAGTTTAGTCAGTTAATGAATAAACTCGATACCCTTATGGCTAAACCTGCCGAGCAGGTAAGCACTGACAAGGTAGAGATGCCGGAATATGTTACCACCCCTGATGATGTGGAAAAGGTCATCCAGGCACGTGAGCAACGTATGAGGACAGATCAGGAGACTTACCAGAAAGCCTATGTATCAACAATGGTATCTATGGGGAACGGTAACGAGCAACATGATGATGTGGTCAAAGAGATGATGACTAATTTCAATGTGCGCAGAACCGGCAACCCTCAGATAGATGCCGAACTTAATTATGCCAAAGCTCAGGCAGCAGTATTGTCAAGAGGAGCAACTAAGACAGTGCCGGTAAAAGGCGAGAAACCAGCAGCCGCAGGAGTTACTGTCGGAAATACGAATACGCAGCGTAAAGTGACGTTGCCGAAACTATCTGCCGAAGCGGAAAGTTTTGCGGCTTACATGATTCGCAATGGCATGTCAGAGGAAAGCATAGCGGAGGCACTTGCTGATAAATGAGAGAAGGGTCTCGTCATGTCAGGTATAGTCAGCGTCGTATCAGGGGTGAGAAGCGTACACTCCCCATGTACGGCGAAGGCGATGACGCAGGTAAATATTACCGTTGCTGGAATTGCGGTTTCATTTGCGATGCTGACAGGGATGTAACAGGTGATGGAGACGGCAGGGCTTATACGGATTTTACCGTCACATCACAAGGATCAGCAGATATG